TTACAGTAATCGAAGCAGATGCTTTTGAACCTGAACAAGCTGTTTTTATAGTAAACGGTGAAGAACGTATTGCAATGCCAGTAGGTGAATACGAACTTGAAGATGGAATGATTTTAGTAGTAGCCGTTGAAGGTATTATTGCTGAAATTAAAGAACCTGCAGTTGAAGAAGAAGCACCTGAAGCAGAAGAAGAAGTTGAAGTTGAAGCACAAGCTGAAACAGTTGCAACTCCTAAAAGAATTGTTGAATCAGTTTCTAAAGAAATGTTCTTTGCTGAAATTGAAAAACTAAGAACTGAAATTGCTGAATTAAAATCAGTAAAAGAAGTTGTTAAAGAAGAATTAAGTTCAGAAGTTGTTGTTGAACCATTAACACATTCACCTGAAGTTAAAAATGAAGTTAAACTAAATAAAATATCAACTAATCGCCAAATGACTACACAAGATATAGTTATGGCAAAACTTTTTAATTAAATAAATTATGGCTACTACTACAAGTATTACAACTACCTATGCTGGAGAATTTGCTGGAAAGTATATTTCTGCTGCATTACTTTCAGGTTCTACTATTGCAAATGGTGGAATCGAAGTTAAACCAAATGTAAAATACAAAGAGGTTATCAAAAAAATTGCTACTGATTCAATCGTAGCTAATGCTTCTTGTGATTTTACTGCAACTTCTACAGTTACTTTAACTGAAAGAATTTTGCAACCTGAGGAATTCCAAGTAAATCTTGAATTTTGTAAAAAAACGTTTAAATCTGATTGGGAAGCAGTTCAAATGGGATATTCTGCATTTGATAACTTGCCACCTGCTTTTGCTGATTTTATTTTAGCACACGTTGTTGCTAAAGTTGCAGAGAAAATGGAAAACAATATCTGGAAAGGTGCTAATGCTACTGCAGGTGAATTTGATGGACTTGTAACATTGGCTACTGCTGATGCTGGAGTTATCGATGTAGCTTCTCCTGTTTCAGGTGGAATTACTGCTGCTAACGTAATTGCTGAACTTGGTAAACTTGTTGATGCTATCCCTGCTTCACTTTACGGAAAAGAAGATTTGTATCTTTATATTTCACAATCTGTAGCTCGTGATTATGTTCGTGCTCTTGGTGGATTTGGTGCAAGTGGATTAGGTGCTAACGGTACAAACGCACAAGGTACACAATGGTTCAACAACGGTTCATTATCTTTTGATGGTGTTAAAATCTTTGTTGCAAACGGATTGGCTAACGATTATATGATGGCTGCTCAAAAATCTAACTTATATTTTGGAACAGGTTTATTAGCTGACCACAATGAAGTTAAATTAATTGACCTTGCTGATATTGACGGTTCAGAAAATGTAAGAGTTGTAATGAGATTTACAGCTGGTGTTCAATACGGAATCAGTACTGAAATCGTTCTTTACACACCTGCAGCATAATTATAAAATAAAGGGTAGGTAATATTATCTACCCTTTTTTATTAACTTTAAAAATATAAATCAATGGCTTGTGATATTTCATTAGGACGCATTGAACCTTGTAAAGATTCTGTAGGTGGTTTAAGAGCCGCTTATTTTATCAATTGGGGTGATGCAACAACTGTTACTTATTCTGCAACTGCAGGACAAGAAGATGTTATAACTGCTTTAGGTGGTACACCTGTAGGTTATAAATATGAATTGAAGGGAACTTCAACTTTTGAACAAACTGTAACAAGTTCAAGAGAAAATGGAACTACATTTGTAGACCAAAAATTAAGTTTAAGTTTGAAAAAATTATCTGTTGCTGACCACAAACAATTGAAATTACTTTCTTACGGAAGACCACAAGTTATCATTGAAGATAACAACGGATTTTTCTTTATGGCAGGTTTAACAAAAGGAATGGATTTAGTAACTGCAACTATTTCAACAGGTGCTGCAATGGGAGATATGAGTGGTTATAAAATTGAACTTCAAGGTATGGAACCTTTAGCAGCAAATTTCATAGTACCAACTGCTGGTACATTAGTTAGTGCAGTTTTAGCTTCTATCGTTGAGGGTACTGTAGCATAATATTAATTTTAAAAAAGTAGACTATGCCTTGTGATATAACTTTGGGAAGAGCGGAACAATGTAAGAATGTTATTGGCGGGATAAGGAGTGTTTATTTTATGAATTATCTTAGTAATGAAGTTATAACTATTGATAGCAATGATGTAATACAAAATGTGGCAAATGATACTGATGCTTCAGTATATAAATACGAATTAAAAGGTGCATCAACTTTTGAACAAACAGTTACTTCATCAAGAGAAAATGGTTCATCTTTTGTAGAGCAGAAATTAACTTTACATTTAAAGAAGTTGTCTATTGCCGACCACAAACAACTTAAAATTTTAAGTTATGGTAGACCAAGAATATTTGTAGAAGATAACAACGGTAACATATTTTTAGCTGGAAAAGAAAAAGGTATGGAATTAACTACTTCTACAATTTCTACAGGTGCATCAATGAGTGATATGTCTGGTTATAAATTAGAATTTTTAGGAACTGAATTTATTGCTGCTAATTTTATCCTTAATAACGATATAGATTCTATTGGATTAGAATTTATTGTTGTAGGTACTGTAGCATAATATTATTATTTGTTTTTTTTATAAAAAGGTGTACTTTAATTAGTATGCCTTTTTTGTTTTAAAACAATTCTTATTTATATTTATTATAATTAAAAATATTATATGATAATTTTAAAAGAGCAAATAGAATCACAAACTATAAAATTCATACCGAGATTTTACTCGGCAGATACTCTTATTTTAAGAAACGAAACAACTAATATTTCAGTTACATTAAATCCTACATTTGTAGTTGATGGATATTATTTAAAATGTGATTTAGCTTTAGATTTAAAAGAAAATACTTTTTATAATTTAACTATTTTAAGTACTGCTTTGCCTTTTACTGCTGACAATGGAATTAAAACAGCTGATAATAATATATTAACTGCAGATATGACAAGTTTTAGTAGTGAAAATTCTTTAATTTATAGAGACAAAATATTTTGTACAAATCAAAACAAGAATAACTATACTGTTAATGAGAATCAATACGTAGCAAACGTTACAACAAACGAATTTAAAATATATGAGTAATATATCAATTGTAAATTTAAGTGCTTATACAAGCCCTACAATACAAGAAAACAAGAAAAATAACTATATTGAATATGGTGCTGATAATAATTACTTTCAATATTTAATTGATAGGTATTTATATAGTTCTACAAATGGTGCTATTATTACAGGTGTTTCTAATATGATTTATGGTAAAGGATTAGATGCTTTAGATTCTAATAAAAAGCCAAATGAATATGCACAAATGAAATCTATTATAAAGGATTCTGATTTAAAGAAAATAGCTTTAGAAAGAAAACTTTTAGGAATGGCTGCTATGCAGGTTGTAATGGAAAAGAAACAAGTAAAGCAAGTGCTTCATTTTCCTATGCATACATTAAGAGCAGAAAAATGTAATGATAAAGGACAAATTGAAAATTGGTATTATCACCCTGATTGGACTAAAAAGAAACCAAGTGAAGAATTAAAACGCATTCCTGCTTTTGGTTTTGGTAATGGTAATGAAGTTGAACTTTATATTTTACACCCATACGTTAGTGGATTTGACTATTATAGTCCGATAGATTATTCGGGTTCTTTGCCTTATGCTTTGCTTGAAGAAAATATAGCAGATTATCAGATTAATGATTGTCAAAACGGTTTTAGCGGTACTAAAGTTATCAATTTCAACAACGGTATTCCTACTGAAGAAATGCGTGATAAAATGAAACGTGATGTACTTGGTAAATTAACAGGTGCAAGAGGTGAAAAAGTTATCATTGCTTTTAATGCTAATGCTGAAAGTAAAACTACAGTTGAAGATTTACCTTTAAATGATGCTCCTGCACATTATGAATATTTAAGTAAAGAATGTTTTGAAAAATTAATTGTAGGTCATAGAGTTACTTCACCAATGTTATTAGGAATACGTGAAACAGGTGGTGGTTTAGGTAACAATGCAGACGAAATAAAGACTGCTACGCTATTATTTGACAACATAGTAATAAAACCATATCAATTAGAAATAACTGATGCCTTAGACGAAATTTTAGCTATTAATAAAATATCATTAAAGTTATATTTTAAAACTATACAGCCTTTAGAATTTGTAGATGTATCAGGAATGAACGCAGAAACAACTGAAGAAGAAACTGGTGTTAAAATGAGTTCAGATAGTAACGCTGATTTGTTAATTGAAAAAGGTGAAACTTTGGGTGATGAATGGTTTTTAATTGATGAAACTGAAGTAGATTATGAAACTGAAGATGAATTAGATTTAGAAATTAATACTTTAAATAATAAAAAGAAAAGCACATTATCTAAAATGTGGCAATTTATTACTTCTACAGGAACTGCAAAACCAAACGTTAAAAGTCCTGAACAAGATAAAGTTATTGATGGTGTTCAATTCGTTACAAGATATGTTTATAGTGGTGATTTAACAGGTGAAAGACAATTTTGCAATAAAATGGTAAATGCTAATAAAGTATATCGTAAAGAAGATATTGTTGCAATGGAAACTCAAGTTGTAAATTCAGGATTCGGTCCAAAAGGTTCTGATACCTATTCTATCTGGTTATACAAGGGCGGAGCAAGATGCAACCATAAATGGTTACGTAGAACTTATGCAAGTTTTGAAACTAAAATTGACCCTACAAATCCAAATGCAAAACCATTAAGTATTGCAACTGCTGAAAAATATGGTTATAGAATCAGAAACGAAAAAGAAGTAGCAATGAAACCAAGTGATATGCCTACAAAAGGATACACACAAGCGTATTGGGATAAAATGGGATATACAAATTAATAAGATATGGCACAAGGATTATTTATTTCAACAAACGATATAGTTAAATTCACTGTTTTAAATGGTAATTTAGACCCTGATATTTATACACAGTATATTTTTCAAGCACAACAATTGCACATTCAGAATTATTTAGGAACTAAGCTATATAATAAAATTAACGATGGTATTGTAGCAGGTAATTTAGCAGCACCATATACAACGCTTTTAAGCGTATATATTAAACCAATGGTAATACATTGGGCAATGGTAGAGTTTTTACCTTATGCAGCTTATAAAGTATCAAATAAAGGAGTATTTAAACACAATTCTGAAAACAGTACAACAGTTGAAAAGAATGAAATTGATTTCTTAATTGAAAAAGAACGTGATGTTGCACAAAGTTATACAAATAGATTCATTGATTATATGACTTTTAATCAATCTTCATTCCCTGAATATAATAGTAATTCAAATGCTGATGTATATCCAGATAAAGATAGTGCGTTTGTTGGCTGGGTTTTATAATAATATTATGAGTGTAAAAGAAACATATAAACCGAAAGAAGTAAACGTTAAGAAATTAGAAATTTTTTTAAATAAATTAGATAAAAAAAATGATACAAGTAATTAATATAGGAACAACTGCAAATGATGGTACTGGTGATACAGTAAGAAATGCATTTGATAAAGTTAATGATAAT